ACCAAGGTATATGATGATGTATTCCTGAAGAGATACTTCACTGCTCTACTGAAGAAGCAGTGGGGTGCCAATATGATGAAGTTTAAGGGTGTCAAACTACCTGGTGGTGTTGAGATGAATGGTCGTGAGATCTATCAGGATGGTGTCAATGAGTTACAGGCACTAGAAGAGAAGATGAATAACGAATATGAACTACCACCAATGGATATGATTGGCTGATGCTTAATCCATTTTTTAGTCAGGGAACAAGTAACGAGCAAAATCTCGTTCAGGAACTTATAGACGAACATATTAAGATGCATGGCATCGAGTTCATCTATATGCCAAGACAGTTTGTCAATAGAAAAACTGTGATGCGTGAAGTTACAACTTCTCGCTTCGAAAAATCTTTCCCTCTTGAGGGGTATATTGAGAACTACCAAGGTTTTGGTGACAATCACAATATACTCACCAAATTTGGTGTGAGATCTACTGCTGAGATGAAAATCATCATCTCACAAAAACGTTATGAAGAGTATATTTCATTTATTCTGAATGACCTAGATTCAATCAATCAGTTTGGTGGTATTGGTCTACCAAGTGTCCCCCCAAGACCCCTAGAGGGTGACCTTATGTATTTCCCACTTGGGGACATACTATTTGAGATCAAATATGTTGAACACGAAAGTAATTTTTATCAACTACAAGAGAACTACACATATACTTTAACATGTGAACCCTTCGAATATGAAGATGAGAAGATCATCACGGGTATCGAAGAAATTGACGATGACTTTAGAACTATTGGATATAATGCTACGTTGACTTTGGCAAGTGTTGGCACCACTGCCACAGCGATGACCAGTCTTGTTAATGGTGGTATTCATGAAATTAAGATTGTTCATGAGGGCACAGGATACACAGCAGATCCAACGATTAGAATTTCCCCACCAGTAACAGGTAGACGTGCTACCGCTGTTGGTATTACAACTGTCAACAGCAGCGGAACTAGGTCGTTGGAAGTTGTGAGGATTACAGATCCTGGTTTTGGTTATACATCTACACCTGCCATCAGTATTGAAACTGATGATGGTAAGGGTTCTGGTATTCAACTCCAAGTGGGCATTGCTACCACTGGTGCTGTCGGCATTATCACTGTCAGTAACAAAGGAGACGGTTACATTGTACCCCCAAATATTTCTTTCAGTGCTCCGCCCGCTGGTGGTGTCAGTGCTGCTGCTACTGCCCTCCTTCAGGGAGACGGAAAACTTGCTGCAATCCAAATCACCAATGCTGGTTATGGATATGCGACAGCTCCTACTATCACCGTGGGAGCTGCCGGTACCGTGGGTGTAGGTACGTTCCTAAATGGCGACACTATTCGCGGAGTGTCCTCTGGCACAACCGCATACGCCACAACCTGGAATCAACCCACCAAGAAACTTACTGCGAAACAACTCACTGGTAAGTTCCAACTTGGAGAACTCATTGTTGGAACTGCTAAGACTACAGGTGAGACAATTGCTTACCGTCTAAATAGCGTTAACTACGATGATGATGACGCTTACGAAGACAACCAGGAGATCGAAGCAGAAGCAGACGCTATCTTGGACTTCACGGAGCAAAATCCTTTTGGTGAGGCATAATGTTTGGTAATTACTTTTATAACGAGACTATTAGGAAGACTGTCATAGCATTTGGCACGCTCTTCAATAATATCTCCGTGAAACATAAGAATGGAGATAGTACGGTTAGCACAATCAAGGTGCCGATCGCATATGGTCCTATTCAGAAGTTTCTTGCTCGTGCTGAGCAGCAACCCAATTTTGATCGCAACGCAGCAATCACGTTGCCAAGATTGTCATTCGAGATTGTAAAATATCAGTACGATCCTTCTCGTAAGGCATCACCAATTACAAAGTTTTGTCTTGTTCCAGACAATAGTAAGAACAAGATCAAGAAAGTTTTCATGCCGGTCCCATATGATATTGGGTTCCGTCTAAGTTTTGCTACCAAGATTCAGGACGATGCTCTACAAATTCTAGAGCAAATCCTACCATTCTTCCAACCCGCATACAACGTCACTATGACGATGATTGAGGGTCATGATGAAAAGAAAGATATCCCATTCACACTAAACAATATCCAGTTTCGTGATGAGTATGAAGGCGACTTCAGCACTCGTCGTGCTATTGTTTACGAACTAGACTTTACTGCTAAGACATACTTCTATAACGAGATCCCAACAGATGCTTCTGGTGGTATTATCAAGCGTGTTCAGATTGATTATAGCACAACACGTCGTGGTCCAAGAGAAGTCAGGTACTCAGTTGTTCCTACTGCCACTGAGGATTACAACTCCGATGGCACAACATCACTGACAGCGGAAATCAATCCTAAGCAGACTCTGCTGAAGGTGACAAGTTCTGCTGCTCTTGTTCAGTACCAGTTTATTCAGGTCAACAAAGAGGTCATGCGTGTTGAGGAGATTGACAATACAAATGTCATTGTATCTCGTGGACAGTATGGCACAGAGATCGTCACACATAATGCTGGCGATACCCTGAACCTAATCAATGCCAATGATAACGCTCTGATTGAGGTCGGAGACGACTTTGGTTTTGATAGCGATATTGAGTTCTTTGGCGATCTAAAATCTTATAGTCCTTCTCAAGGCACTGACATCTGATGGATAAGCAATTTGACGCTATCGATAAGGCACTTGACGTGAAAGCAGAGATCGTCGAGAAGTCTAAGGAAGTGAAGGAGATCGTCAAACCAGACGAAGATCCCGAAAAGGATTACGAATATAGTAGAGCACAACTCTATAACCTAATCGATAAAGGTCAGGAAGCAGTTGATGGTATCCTAGAACTAGCACAAGACAGTCAACATCCTCGTGCCTTTGAGGTTGCTGGACAGTTGATTAAGTCTGTTGGTGACGTTACCGATAAGTTGATTGATCTTCAGAAGAAGATGAAGGACCTAGAAAAACCACAGGGTGGTCAAAGTCCCAAGACAGTCAATAACACTATGTTTATCGGTAGTACTGCTGACCTACAGAAGATGCTGAAGCAAGGTCTTCTAAATAAAGATAGTGAATAGTCTCCCCGATGTTGGACGAAAGAAGTCTCACTAAGGGTGAGGATAAGAAAAAAGAAAAGTACGTCAAAGGTATGAAAAAGTCTTTTAGCGATTTTAGAGCACGTTATGGCGACGATGCCAAATCGGTGATGTACGCTACTGCCACAAAGATGGCAAAGGAAGAAAATATTGATGAGGTTTTGGGTGGTAAACCTGGTGATGGATATCTTGGGCATCCTAATCTAGACATTAAGAATCCCTTCGCTAAGAAACAAACAAAAGCACCAGTTCTGCCCGGAGCTAATGCACCAGAGGGTCCAAATGTCAATACCATTGGTGCGACATACGGTGATAGAAATATGCGGTTGCAAAAACTGAGGCAACAAATGAGAAACTCATATGAACCAAAAGGTGAACCAATTGAGGAGATCGCACCTGTAGTTGCTGGTGCTGCCGCTGTTGGTAAAATGGCAGCAAAAGCAGCAGCAAAGAAAGGTCTCCAAAAGGTTGGAAAAGTAGTCACTGCTGATGCTGCTAAGGCAATGGTGGGTGGCAAAGTCAAGAAAGGACCAGTTGCTGCCGGATCTAAAGTTGTAGGTAAGTCTGCCAAACCACAAAGTTCTTCCATGGTGAAGTCTTCTGGAATGCAGTCCAGAACAGCACCTAGCATCCCATCAAAGGCAAAGGGTCAATCAGCAGATCCAAAGAAAGCACAAACACCCACAGAACCAAAAACACCAACCAGCACATCCGAACCTTCCAAACCACAGGAACCTACCAAAGCAAAGGAGCCTGGTAAGCAGAAGGAGAAGAAGAAAGGTGGTGTTGAGGATGGTGTCAAAAAAGGATACCAAAGTGTGAAATCTAAAGTAACAGGTTTCACTGCCATGTTCGATCCTAAGGAGAGTTATGACCAAGACTCAGAACTACTCACTTTTAGTGATTTTAGGGAGATCGTTAGTATTTGCGTC